CAGGTGTCCGGTGATGCTCGGGTGTCCGGTGATGCTCGGGTGTTTGGTAATGCTCAGGTGTCCGGTGATGCTTGGGTGTTTGGTAATGCTCAGGTGTCCGGTAATGCTCGGGTGTCCGGTGATGCTCAGGTGTTTGGTGATGCTTGGGTGTCCGGTAATGCTCGGGTGTCCGGTAATGCTTGGGTGTCCGGTAATGCTTGGGTGTCCGGTGGCACCTCAGTGTCACCCATAGTTATAACCGGCCTGCTTTATCCGGTCACAGTCACAGACAAACACTTACGGATAGGCTGTGAGTTTCACACCCTGGAGCACTGGAAAGAAAATAAGCGGTCAATCGTAGAGGCAGCGGGCTTTGAGTATTTAAACCACAAAGACACGCTCAAACTTGTTCTTAAACTCGCACAAAAACACATCGAAAGTGTGGGGAAGCAATGATGGAACTGCAAGCAAACAGCCTAGCGGCAAGGTTCAGGCGTGATCTGAAATTCTACAAGATGCACAGGGCTAGGGCCGCGTGTACCGTTCACCCAAGAGAACAGGCCCAACATAGGATGATGGCCCAATTCTACCGGGACGCCTGTATTAACACACGTAAGAGTCAACAATGGATAAGGAAAATTGAGAATGCCAAGTAAGTTACCAGAGGAGGTTGGGACAGCACTTAAAGAATGTGGCCTTGGCACGGATGCTGTCTGGAACTGCCATGGAACGTGGGTCGTTTATCATTGGGCGCTTGAAAGAGTCGCTGTCGCCAAGGGCATCTTTTTTGAGGCTCCACAAATCCTAGAAGCTAACGGACCCGCCAAATGCGTTGCCCTGTCAGTGCAGGGGAATGATGGCGAGACAACTCACTGGTCCATCGGTGAAGCCGCGCCGCAGAACAACAAAAACGCATACCCTTACGCTATGGCTGAGAAGCGGGCGAAAGACAGAGTTGTTCTTAAATTCCTAGGTCTGCATGGTGTTCTGTATTCAGAGGAAGAAGCTGACGACTTCAAACCAAAGCCCAGATTAAGTAGGGATGCCGCAGAGGATAGTGGGATTGATGACGGGGATTTTACCGTTTCCACCACACTCGCCAACGGTGAAAAAAAGACCGTAAATAAATGGCTCAGAGAATGGACACATCTCATGGAACAAGCCCAAGACAAGCAGGAGGTTGAATCCCTGCAAGCCGATAATATGGGGATGCTTGACTGGCTTAAAAAAGAGGGGCGCTACGACCCCGTTGAAGCAACCATCAACCAAACCAACGCCCGAATTGACAACGCTGCATAAGGAAAAACAATGTCATCAGTCAACAAAGTAACACTCATCGGAAACCTAGGCCGCGACCCGGATGTGAGAACCACTAACAGCGGGGACAAAGTGTGCAACCTAAGCCTCGCAACGGCTGAATCTTGGAAAGACAAAAACAGCGGAGAGCGCAAAGAGAAGACAGAGTGGCACCGTGTTGTGCTATTTGGGAAACTTGCTGAGATTGCAGAAAAGTATCTGGCCAAGGGTTCAAAGGTTTACCTAGAAGGCCAACTCAAAACCCGAAAGTGGAAAGACCAATCCGGCCAGGACAAATATACCACGGAAGTTGTTCTACAAGGATTCAACGGCAAAATGGTCATGCTTGATAAGCCCCGCGATGGGGGGCCGCCTAATGAAGAATCCTTCCCTGACGATGAAATACCTTTTTAGATATGCCTGAAACATTCATGCGCCGTAACCTAAACGGTTTTGAACCAGCGGATGGGGAAGGCCCGCCAAGGGTGCCGGTGGGAGATGTTGTTAAGGTCACTTACTCCCGGCCCAGGTCACTTGCTCACCAAAGGTTATATTGGGGTTTAATCCGCCTTGTGTTTGAGAACCAATCCTACTTCACAACAAAGGACCACCTGCACCAAGCGGTAAAACTGGCGACGGGGTATGCGCACAAGAAAACCCGAAAAAACGGTGAGCAATACACGGTTTACGATTCAACCTCTTTTGAGGCGATGGACCAGACAGAGTTTAACGAATACTTCGAAAGGGTTGTGGAGTTTGTGTGTAGCGAGGTAATCCCCAACCTAGATGAAGGCGACCTGAAGCGAGAAATTGAAGGGATGATAAAGCCATGACCGAAGACGAAGCTAAAACCAAATGGTGTCCCATGGCGCGGGAATACGTGATTAATGCAACGGCAGCAGACGTTGGACAATCAGAAACAAATATGCCCTATGGAGACATAACGTGCATAGCCTCCGAGTGTATGGCTTGGCAATGGATTGTGACACCAGAGGAAGCGGAAAAACGAGGCCGCGTGGGAATGACGTATCAACCAAATGAGAAGACGGCGGGCGGCTACTGCGGCCTAGCAGGTAAGTCATGACCCAATACTTTAACGCCGCCTTGATTGGTTTACTTGCAGCCCTCGCCTTTGCGGTTCTGGGTGACGTGGAACAGGACAGACCAAACCCGGATTTGTTTGAGAGAGTGAAGGAATCAAAATGACTGACACAAGCAAGAGGCCTGACGCGGAACCGGTGTGCGGAGAGTGGTACTCGGAAAATCACGCAGTAGTAACTGAACATAATGAACGTCTTGTCTGCGGGACGCATATGCAAGCGGTAAAAGTATCATGCGCCCACAACGCCGCCATCCGCCAGCCAGGGAGGGGGTGATGTGGAGATTATTATTTCTGATTGGTGGACCGTGTGCTTTTATCTCTTTGGGCTGGGCTGCTTATCATTTTCTAGTGGCTTGGTGGTTGATTGACATAGACGAGTGGAAAACACAGAGCGTTTTTCTAGTGCTGTTCATGTATTTCTCTTGCGTGATGTTGATTGGCGGCGAGCTATTCAGGCCAAGGAATGATAAGCCATGACTAACCCCACACTGAAAGAGCGCGTTGCCGCATTGGAGAACTGAAATGAGACTTGAACGACTGGAAGAAATATGCGCCCAAACCGCTGATATGGCAGAGTGCGTCAAGAAAATGAACCTTTCCCCTGCACTGAAAGAGTGGGTTGATCTAATCCAAAAAGACCGCGAAGAACTCCTTTCCCACATAGACGCCCAAGCCAAAGACCTGAAAGCAGCAAACGAGAGCCGCGACTACTGGCTCAAGGCCGCTGCTAATGAACACATACAGGTTGTAGCCCAAGCCAAGCGGATCGAGGAATTGGAGAGGGACCTACAGAAAAGGAAACGATGATGAGTGACGAAAAAGACGATTTAAGAATTTGGGTATGCAAAATTGGTGAGGTAGGTAGTGAGCTTCTACCGAAGGGCAGCGACCTTCCTATGCGCCAAGCTGTTGCCAAGGCTTACAAAGAAATAACGGGCTATGAACCCGATTTCATTTTTCGGGGTGGGGTGCGGAATTAACCGAGCTTGAGCGAGCGGCGTATGAAGACCGGCTTCCTGAGACGGACAAGACCCCTTAGTGACCTGGGGGTATCAGGTCGCATTACAGCAAATGAAAGTATGGATGATGGCCGACACAGTAGAAGTAAAAGAATACTATCGCCCGTGTAGGGAAGGTGAAGTGCCAGACTTACAAATGCTCATTCCAGGGAGGGGGTATGTGCCGATGAAAAAGTGGTGGAAGCCCGCTCTCTTAGCCTCTACCGCCTCACCACCTGACCAGCATCAAAGCTAAGGGACCGCATTGCAGCATATAGGGTATCAATCCCAACAGGGTCTGGGTCTGACTGGTTCAAGCCAAAAAACCCTCTCAGTCGGCGGTTCATTTCATCAATCCAACCAAACACCATTTGGTCCCCTTCTCGCTTTAGGATTTCGTCAAACTTGCCGCTAATGGCTACACCGTCAGGCCGCGTGTATACCGTGGTCTGGTCCGTAAACAGCGCCCATATTCTACCGCCTATCCAAGACCACTCCTCGGGTTTGGTGGTTCCTACCTGCTGCCATACTAGACCAAAGGCAGGTGCGTTTTCGGGGTTATCAATAATCATTGCAACCCTTACCTTGCCGTCCTGGGCAATCGGCACGTCTAACTGCGGAGTATGAACAACCTCACGCCTCCACGTTGGGTAGGTCATGCGCTAATCCGCCCGATGACATAACCTGCCAATAACAGAACGGCGGTCAGGCTTCCCATGGCAACCGGCTTGGCACGATAGAAGTTGAGAAGCGTGGTTCCTTTGCTTTGCAGGAACTCCAGAATTTTCTCGTCGGCTGTGGTCTTGTCCCAGATTGAAATTTGAAAATCTCCTATGTCCAATTTGAAGCAACCTTGTGTTATAGTGGGTGGAGCGGCTGTTAGAGCAACCGCACCCAAATTGGCTGGAAAGGACAACCAATGCCCCAGAAAACCATCTTACAACGATTCTCTGAGAAATACAAAGTCAACACCAAAACCGGGTGTTGGGAGTGGACGGCTGCTATAAGCACTCAAGGTTATGGCCGGTTAGGTGTGGACGGCAAGGCTAGAGCCGCGCATCGTGTTTCGTGGGAAATTCATCATGGAGAGATACCCGAATGGGAGGGGTATCATGGCGCTTGTGTTTGTCATAAGTGCGACAATAGATTATGCGTCAATCCAGAACACTTGTTCCTTGGGAGTCATCAAGAAAACATAAGCGACAGGAACCAAAAAGGCAGGGATGGGCAATTCGAAGGTGATTTGAACCCACGGGCCAAATTAACAGAGGTGCAGGCCATGGTAATTAAATACTCAAACATCCCCGCAAGAAAACTTATGAACAAGTACGGAATTAGCAAGGCGCAAGTCAGCGCCATAAGGACAGGGAGAAGTTGGTCCTACCTGTGAAGTCTCCTATATCAATCGGTTGTCTCATAGTAGTCCAGAATTGAATTGGTCTGTTTAACGTATCTTAGCACATCCTGCATAAATGACCCTAGCGTGAGATAACTATTCTCGCTCATGCAGAAATAGGAAAAGGGTTCTCCGCTGTCCAACTTCTCTCTGGCCGTGTCAGGTGTCAGGGCCGTAAAGAACGTGCGGCTATCAATCTGCGGGCTGGTTATCGGGGCTGGACGTGGAGGATGATACCTCGGAGCCGGAATCTCTACCGTCTTGACCTCTACCGGGGGTGGTGGCGGCTTCGATAGCACGGAACATCCGCCTAGAACCAAGACCGGCAGCACGCGCAACGACTTTAGGACGCTCCCCAATCTCTTTAGAAAGACTGTCTCTCCAACTGTTAATCGCCGCAATTTCCTCATCTCTCTGTCTTTCTGCCTTGTTTGCCCGGTCATGCTCAAACCGTATCTTGATCTGGTCCTGTGCTGTTTTTACAACATAGCTTTCGATGCGCTGATTTTGCTCACTGACAGCCGTCTCTAGTCTCTGGGTGTTGGCTATATGAATAGCCTCCCTGGCCTCTGACGCCTCAATATTGGCCCGCAGGATGGCGATATAGCCGCTTGCCAGGGCTAAGAGTACCCAGGGAGCGAATTTAAGGGCTGCAAGAAGGGGCATAATCCGTCCTTGGCTTAATATTAAGGTGCAACCGCCTGTATCTGTCTCTGCGGATTTCCATAATATGGTCGCTTAAAATGTCATAAAAGGTCTGGGTTTCTCCTAGGGGAATTTCTTCTGCCGGGTTGGTATGTAGAATTGCGTTTGGCAACTCATCTCCAGGAGGTGAGTAGGGGTAATAGATATTCGGCCCGAAGCATATCCCATCACCTCTTACAAAATCTGTTGGATACCTAAACATCAATAAGCCCCCATGAGGGCTATAACGATGAATGGAGCGGCTTTTAGGGCTGTAAGCATGGCATTCAAAAATCTCCATACGAGATTTGTTCAAGGACTCCGGTTTCTGTAATCTCTCGCTGTAAAACATTAGACACAAAGGTGGCCGCTAGAGTGCCCCCCAAGCCATTACCAGAAATACGTTTGGCAATCGAATAGCCTCCGTCCCTATCCCATGCGACAATAAAAAACCCATCTATATCCCCTGGTTTGTAATAGCCGGAAATTATCCCAGCATCACGCATCAGGTCTTGTTGCAATTCGTCCACTTCAGGCCGTCTAAGAATGGAAACATCCGCACCGTTTTTGAACCTCACCCGCCCTATTCTAACAGCGTTTTTCATCAATAACTCCACATCCACTGCCGAGGGCATCCATCAGCGTTTTCTAATGTATCCAGGTGGATAAACCTGCCGGACCCTTTCTGATTCACACCCAGGCCGGTGAAATCAAGGTCTAGGGCAATGCGTACAACATCCATCGCCACACCACCCATTACCCCAAGGTCAACCGCCCTGCCTGTCGTATGAGGTCCGTTGCGGCCTGTGCTGCTAACAGAAGCGTTATGGTCAGGGCAACGATAACCAGAAGTAACGATAAGACCTGCGCCGAATTGGTCACGCAGGTTTTGCAACTCATCCATAAAAGTCTCATCAACTTTGACGGTGTTGCAATGTTTGCACGCCATTTCCTTGGGCGTAAAACTTGGCCAGCGCCACGATTTCTGGGCGGTTTCAACATCGGTAGGTCCAATCATGCTTTAACCTATTCTATTCAATACAAACAACATGCTTGATGCACTGCCGATCCAGAAAACAGCATGAAAAAGAATGGACCGGAAAAGATAAAAGAACGCTGCACCAATCAAAACAGAGCGTGACAGCGTATAAAGTGGGTCTACAATGGACTGCATCTCCACACCATCAAAGACTAATAAAGTCTGATAGGTGAATGAACTGGTTGCAATAGCTTGGCCTAGGCAAAAGAACCCAGCCACAAAAAACCGAGTTGTTAATTCTGGTATCTCATGCTCGCTCTTATAGAGCATCCAAGTCTCACTCAAATAGGCAATGGTGGCATAACCCGTCGCAATCGCCGCGCCAGCCTGCATAAATATATGAAGATAAATACTCACCTTGAACCTAGTAACCACTCAATATGGGTCGCATGTTTTGCGATTTCGGTTTTGAAGGATTCAGAGGAACTAGACTTCACGCTTTTTGCAAAACGCTCCACTTCAATTTCCTGCTTCGCGCAACTTTCTCGGTCTTTTGCCATAGCCTGCCGGGCCTTGTGCTTTGCACGCAACACCTCCGCGTCCTCTTGGTCACTTTCTACGCGGTCTTCCGAGCGGCGTTCATTAAACCCAGAAACAAGCGAGTATTTATGAACCTGTGGCATATAACCTCAGTTCTTAGGTTTGAGAAAATCTAGTTTAAGTGATAATTCCTGCATAGCAAGAGCGGTTTTCTCGCGTGATTGGGCGCTGCCCTCCGCTAAGGCGGCAACTTGGCTAAAACATTCTTTCATATCTTCGCGCTTTAGCTCGTCTCTCTCAGCCCATCGGACCCGTTCCGCTTCATGCTTGTTACTCATAAAACGGAACCCAAAATAGATTGCAGCCCCCTGAGATAAGCAGACCATAACCAGAATCAACCCAGCGGGGCCGAAAACACTTTCAACCCATTGGGTTATCGTTAAACCTTGCTCAATATCCATTTTGTCCACTCCCCAGCATTCCACGCAACACAAGAATTGCCGAAGTCTGGTCCTGGCCACGGCTTGGGCCTAACTCAACCCCAACCCGATTGATCTCAGTCAAACGACCTGCACAGTCAATCATCACACCCATATCCCGTGGCGCTTTTTCCAGTTCGGCAATCAATTCAGAGACTTTCATGCCTTACTTTACCACTTTTAGGGGTGCAATGTACCTGTCATAAATGACAGTAGACTAGATGGGGCCATTTGTGCGGGACTCTATTCAGGCGGGGGGGTTAAATTGAGAGCCGTTCCATGTGTAGCCGTCTACAGCCGGTCTGGTTTCGTGTTCCTGCTGTGTGTAGCCGGTCTTATCCGGGGGTGTGGTGGCACTTTCAACAATCGCTTCCACAAGGCCGTCTGAGTCGCGTATCTGAACAAAGTAGGCCATTAGTAATACTCCGTGACTTCAAAACTGACGATTATTTGACTGGCCCCGGTGTTTGCTCTTGTCGCGGTTACAGTGGTTGTGTTGGTGAGGTCAATTCTGCACCATACATCCCGCCCAGCAGGGGCTGTGCTTGATGTGTCTGAGTGACCAAGGTAGCGCAATTCAGTCTTGCTTGTATCCACTGCGGTTATGGTTGCTGTGCCTGTGGCCGAAGACCCAGCAATAGTAATCGTACCGCGCTGAATTGATTTAATGCCTGAGAAAGAACTCATAACTGCACCCATCCTGTTGTGGCATCGGTGTATTGCCAGATATTAAAACCCGGCGTAGTTGTCGTTAGGGTGGCAGAGCTACCCTCAAAATTAAGGCCGTCAAGATCAACGGTTAGTTGGGCCGTTCCATACTTCCCAAAGGCAAATATATCACCTTTTGACGGGCTTGTGGAACTTGTCCCCGGCGTTGTCATCGTAACCGCTCCAGACACCGTGTAGCGCGTGGCAACCGCAGCCGTAAAACTGCTAGTCTTGTCTCCACCATCCGCAAGGCCCAGCAAAAGAACATCAACCGGCACACCCCAATTCACTGCATCAGAGGTTGGGTCATTCCCCTGGTTTCCGTTAGCAAGCGAGCGATAAAAAAGATTATTAGATGCCTTGACCGTATCACCCAGCGCATAGGTCACGTTGGTATTCCAGACCTGGAGAAACTCTAGTTTTTCCCAAGCTGTTGCGATTGATGTTGGGTTGTTGTCAACGTTAGCGTCAATCAATGACCGATATAGAACGCCCGTGGATGTCACCACAATATCATCAATAGAGTAGGTCACATCAGGTGACCACTCAGAAAGTGGGCCTGTGATGTTGGCACCGCCAACCGGGTCAATATCCCATATGGTGGTTCCGGCTGAATCCTTCAGGATAACGCGTGCAGAGCCGTCAAAGAACGTGTTAGGTGTTCTACCATCCGCGTCCAAAACCAGCGGGTTGGTGTTAGCCGTGGTCAGATTAACGTCTGAGTAAGTGGTTTTCGGCGTAGTGGTGCCGGGGTCGTAGAATGTCAGCGTGCCGGACGCTACCGGGTCGCCTGACCCGTCAAGGTACTGCGGGCGCGGGTTTGTGTATCTAGCCATTATTCGTCTTCCTCGTTTTGGGCAGACATGCGAGCGGCTTGAATAACGCCCTGCATCCATTCTTGGGGTTTCTCTATCCCAGCAGCATTCGCCCAACGCTTGAACGCTGGTGAACGTAAAACGGCTGCTGATGCACTGTCTACCCCATCCGTGTTGACACTCTCAATGAGTTTACCGAATTGTGGGGATGCAATTAAATCATCCGCCTTTTTAAGAACATCTGGTTTCCCTTTTGTCAGGGCAGAGGCCACAACAGCCGTTACACCGGCACCCGGAAGCCCTATTGACGTTGCTGCGGGTTCAAGAATTACAGCAGGAGCGCTGCGCTTTGTTACATCGTAAACGCGACGTAGTAATGTATCCGCGCCCTTGATGTCTTCCATAACAGCCTGAATGCGGCCCGTTGTGATGCGTTCGCGGGATGCTTTAGCAACACCACTAGACACCCTGTAGAGGTCGTTCAGCATCTTGTCAGCGCCAGGTGGCAAGTGTTCCATAAAGGCTTTATAGGCTTCCTTATTGTTGCGAAGACCCTCATACCATTTGGAGTATGTTGAGAAATTCATGTTGCCGTCTTTGGCATTTCTGCGAAAGGCCGCTTGCAAACTGGATGCTACCACCTCGCTCCGCATGTCCTCGGGGATTTGACCAACAATGCGCCGGAACTGCGAGACATCACCCGCTGACAGTTTGGTTGTTCCTGTTCTCAATCCTTGCAGCATGGAGCCATCAAGGCCCTTACCAAACAATCCCTCTATATCATTCTCAAGACCCTTACGAACGCGAACCGTTGTTTGAGCATCCTCAAACATATTGAGGGCCTTTGGGTTGCCCTCTAAAAAGGCAACTTGGTCTTTTCTCAATGCACTTTCCAACTGCCCCGCTGAATAACCATCCATGTCTTTGAACGGTCCCTGTTTTTTTGATCGGGCTGACGTTAGTTCATGCCGCAAACGGTCAATGTTGGCATAGGTTGGCAGGATGGTTTCTTCTATCCCATCATCGTTGATTATTTTCTTTGGCATTAAACGGTTGTAAATGCGCCGTTCCTCTGCGCTGAGGTTCTTGATGCCACCCAACTCATCAATTTGCCTTCGCAAATAACCAAGTGTTTCTGAGGCCGGTCCTGTGGTTGATGGGTCCACTTCTGCACGCACCCGCGCATAAAGGCCATCGGCACGGGTGTCCAGCTCGCGCTGCATTCCAAACATTCTATTTCTTACCCCTTTGTCTAGGGCGCTCATATCGTTAGTGCCGCCAATTTCCTCAACTAGATCATTCGCACGCTTAAAAAGTTGGTCAAAATTCTCTAGTTCCTTGGCGCGAGCGCTTGACCCTGGAACTGATTTGACCGCTTGAGCAAACTCCCTATACGCCTGATTGGTTGTCACTTGGTCCGGCTGTAAATATTCATAAATCCCTAAGCGCTTTGCAGCGGCTACGGTTTCTGCATCCGGTAGGGATTCCTCCGCCAAGATGCGCTGGGCGCGGCTGTTACCCTCTGCCGCTGATTTTGCAAATCCGGTCAATTCCTTAGATGGCAACGGCTCCAGGGTTGGCTCAATGCGTTCTGCCGGGTAGGGCCTGCCTCTGAAATCATGCTGGGCAATTCTACGCCCCTGATTTGCCATTGAATTGGGAAGGGTGCCACTTACAGCCCCAGCCACAAACTGAGCAACGGGACCTCCCCCAGCCTCTGCTATTAATTGTTGACCGGCACCTGATGCCCCGGCGCTTGTAATCTGTGACCCTGGGGCCATGGCTGACTGCTTGGCAACTGTGCGGGCAAGCGTGTTGCCCACGTTTGCCGCGATCTGCCCCCCCTTAACCATTGCGCCACCACCTGTCATGGCCTGACCCATTACCTGCGCAACGCGCTCCGCGCCTGTCTCTGGGGTGGGAACGCCCGCCTCTGTCATTAGGTTTGACACTTGCTGTCCTAGTGGTGGAACGTTTGTTCCTAACGTTTTGTTTTGAACATACGCAATGGGGTCATAAAGAACACCAGCAGTCCCGGCTAATCCCTCACCCACCATTCTTGCTGTCAGGCCAAGTTGGCGTTTGATTTCATCGCCCATGCTTCGCGTTTCGGCAACGGCAGTGTCATCGCCAAGGTGTTCTTGCAAAGCTGCCAAAGCACCGTCAGGGGTTTCCCCCTCTACCTCGTAGAGTTTGCCGTCCTTTCCTGTTATCTCATAGACAGGCATTATTTTCGTTTGACCTCTTTGATGGTATATCCACCCACACTCACAGACCCGTCATCGGCTGGTTTGGTGGTGATTCCCATAATCTCTGCACGCTCATTCTTAAAGCCAGTTCTTGTGTCTTTAATTGATTTAAGAACCTTATAGAGTTCGCCAGGGTCTAGCCCTTGGTCCAGATTGCCTTGAATGGCTTGTAAGAATGCAATTTCCTTTTCAGACACGTTGCCAAGTGCGCCGCCAGTTGGAGAGTTGGCACGCATGGTCTGCAATTCCTCAAAGCCAAGGTTTGCTTTTACCGTGTCAAGTTTTGCGGCAAGAGTTCTAGCGGATGATTCAGGCAAGCCGGAAAGAACAGAACCCACACCCGCTGCCCATCTGCCATCGGTTTCAATAATTTTGATAGCCTGATCAATCGCGGAATCAACAATGGTAAATTTCCGGTTATAGTCAGCCTGTGCAAGCTGTAGCGCTTCCTGCGCCGCGTTGGCTTCGTCCTCGACAGGACCACCCCCCAGCCTTTCAAGTGTGTTTCCATCCTCAGAAAGCCGGTAGCCTGGAGGAACGGTGCCTTGTCGGCCCTGCTCTCTTTCCCACTCAAACCGATCTTGCGCCATCTTAAATTCGCGCTCTTCAAGGTCGGATTTTAGTTCTTTGAGGCGGGCTTCCTCTGCCTTAAACCCATCCGGGCCATAGTCCTGTTCAAACTTCTTACGCGCCAACTTTTCAGCCTCAGTCAACAAAGGCTTCAAAAGCTCGTTGTTCTCCGCTTCCATTGTGAACAGTTTAAGCTCACGACGGGCGGCTTCAATATCACCGCTGGCAACAAGGTCGCGTATTTCCTGCGTGTCGGTAGGGTCGCCATTATATTGATTGATGAACCCTATACGGTTGTCAATTAACTCAAGAGCACGTTCATTCTCACCCATTTCTAAGAATTGGTCAGCGGTGCGGGCATCCTGATACATTGCCACTAGGCGTTCTTTGGTAAGTTTGCGGCGCTGTTCATCGCGCTTTAACTCAAGCATCTGGGCTTGATTTTGTTGTGCGTAATATTCAGGAAGCCGACCCTGGAAGCCCGCCCCCATTGATTGAAGTTTGCCGCCTAGTACATTCCAATCCATATCAAACTCCCGGACTCATCACTGAACCAACACCACTCAGGAAGTTGCCCACATTCCCAAGAATACCGCCTGTCTCTTGAATGCCTGGGATACCCGGCAGAGAGGCAACCTGCGAACCCTGGCCTGCTGAGATGTTGGCAAGGATGGTGGCAAGGTTTTGCTGTGATGTGGACTGCTGCTGACCGGCACCGGATATGATGTTTGCCAAGTCACCCGCTGTTGAGCCAATCGTATCGGAAATCCCCTGGCCCTGCTGATTAGACAGATTTGCAAGGGCTGACAATGTGCCACCAACCGCATTGGCGATATTACTGCCCGCACGGTCACGCCCACCGGCAACGTTCGCCCCGGTCTTATACGCAATATCAGCCGCATTCAGGCCGGTGTTTGATGCAATATTAGCAAGCGCTAATTTACGGGCGTTCTCATTCTGCATGTTCTGGGCGGCAATCTGACTCTGTAGCCCCATGCGTTGGCCTTCGAGGTTTCCGGCAATACCGGCTTGCTGACCGGCCATCTGCCCTATAAGCCCTGCTTGCTGACCCCGGAGTTGCCCTGTTATGCCTGCTTGCTGACCCGCTGCCGATTGACCCGCCTGGGCTACGCTGCCAAGACGGTTGAAATTGTTCTGGAAGTCCTGTGCCGCTAAACCCTGGGCTTGGCGCTGCAACTCCTGACGGACACGACCTCCACCAAGGCCACCAAGCGCGGCCTGATTACGCAATAAGGCGCGTTCTGATTGTTCTCTTAGATATTGCTGACCCGGTGATTCATTGTAATTCGCATACGCTTCGCGTTGTGCATCACCCCCGAGCGCACCGGACAATGCCGCCTGCATGTTAAGCGCGGGCGCACCCTGCGCGGCGTATGGGTCAAGATACCCTGTCGCCTGATTAACACCCTGATTGATAGCAGAATTGACACCGCTGCGGCCCTGATCGAAGGCACTATTAACCTGACCCATATTGGCTGGGCCAACCGGCGTCATTTGGTTACGGGCCGTCAATCCTGTTTGGGCCTGTCCATAGCCCTGCATGAGCGCTGAGAGCGCACCTTGAGCGCCTCCTTGTAGTGCGGCCTCTGAACCCATCAAGCCCGTCTGTGGGCCTTGTGGGGGCTGTGGAACGGCATTCTGTGGCAATGGCGGGGTCATTGTCTGCAATGGGTCTGACTGGCCATACTGAACCTGTGGTGCTGCTGTTGCGGCTTGATTAGGTACAGGCGCAGGTGGCTGTGCCGGAAGCGTCTGGGTTGGTGCCGGTGCGGGAACTGCCGTGGGTGGCTGTGCGGCAGGCGTTCCACCATTCTGCAACTGCGCCAATAACTCAGGGGGAAGCTGACCACCCTGCAAGAGTTGGGCTACGTTAAGGCTCATATTAGCCATTGAACTGCCCTCCATTGAACTGCCCGGAATAGGCTTGTTGCAACAGCGTGGACAAATCAGGCTGTTGGGCGCTTTCCGGTGGGGTTAAGGCTTGGGCGCTTGTCTGGAACTGCGGCAGCGTCTGGGTCGCGTAATCAGTGTTATACGAAACCTTGGTAGGCTGTAGCGCACTCATGTCGAAGGGCTGCCCCATGATAGCGGCCTGAATCATCGGCAATCCGGCGATAAGCTGGTTCTGAGCACCTACATTCCCGCGCTGAAAGGCTCCAAGGCGCGTTGGAATGGTGCCACCAAGCAAATCAAGCGTCTGCTGAAAGGCAATGTTGCGGTTATCATCCGAAGACCCCAGCAGAGCCTTAGCATCGGTCGAGGACTGTTCCGCAAGCTCTTTGAATAAAGCCTTGTTTTCGGCATTAGCCTTGATCTGTTCTCTTTGCTGGCTTTTATCCTTACCACCAAAGATGCTTTTAACTATGCCGCCCATTTTTGCTCTCCAATCTCGGGACGCGTGATGCCTAAAATCCATTGGTCATGGATGGCACCGTTTTTCTGGTAGCTCTGCCTATTCAAGCCTTCCTCAACAAAACCAAACGAGCAGGTGAAATCCCGCACATTCGGATAAATCACAGGAATAACCGCAATCAGCTTGTGTATTTCTGGCAGGTTATCCATGACCCATCCTAATGCAGCCCAGCCTGTGTCTTTTGAGTAACGCTTGCGATATTCCGGCAACACATTAGCATGAATTTGAGCCGTAATGCCGTTAATTCTCTCAATCTGGTAAATGCCGACAATCTCAGGGACAAGCATGGCCAGCCATACATTGCGGTCCATATCAGGCTCAAAGGCCCCAGAACCTTCCTCTGCAATCGTCTCGTAAATTTCAGGCCGGGTCAGAATGGATTTAACCAATTCAGGGTCATACGTGCGCTCGGCAATCATACCAACACCCATCCTTTCGTCGTGTCGCCCGCAATATCAGTGTCCCGCTTGATATACAGCACGCTACCAGCCGCCCCGCTCGTATCCATGTACAGGCTGGTCTGAGGTGCGTCCACGGTCGCCTCGGGCGTTCCTGACCCGGTAATGATGCCCTGACGGCTTACAAGTGCGCTCCATGCCCGGAAGGTTTGGTGTGGTCTACCTCGGGCGTCCACAATCGGCTGACCGGCGTTAGGTGGGACAATGCGCGGCATCAGGCCCCCACCACATCGGCTTGAAGTTTAATCATCACCGGCTTTACCGGGTCTGACATTTGAAAACGGAAAATCTCAAAGCGATCTGCGCGACCATTACGCCGCCACACAACGCGCCGCGTATATTCACCCTCTTTGCCAAACTCCCTAATCCGGGCCGCAGTCCACGTCTTGCCATCCTTCGACCTCATCATGGTCATTTTTGGCGTTGTGGTTGTGCTATCACCAACCCCGCTTTCCATGGTCAATTCGATAGATGGAAAAAACACCGGCTTTGATTGATTGCTGAATGGCAACGTGCAGATGTCCCGAATTATCGGGGTGCCATACTCACTGTAATGGTCCAGGCTCATCTCACCAATCCGGCCATCCTGACTGTCGCCAACAATGATGCGGCCATAAGCAGAGACAAGAGATTGAACGCGCCACCGGGTGTTGACTGTCCCTAGAGAATCCGTGATTTGTGACTTTCGCTCATGCCATTTGCCGCTTGTGGCCTCGTAGACAACGCAAGTGTTAGGCAGCACCCAACCAACAAACTTGGCTCCCTCCTGGCTATATGAAAACCCGTAGACCTGTGACAGTTCTTCTGCCGTCAATTCCTGCAATACAAGATCAATGCCATCATCGGAAACGGGGACCATATTGTTGCCATCAAAGGCAATGACGTTGGGGCTTTCGTTTACATCCCCGCCAATGCAATAGACTGTCCCATGTGCGTTGACGGTTGAAAGAGGGGCAGCAACGCCACTGTCCATGACAAAACCCGGCACCCGCTGAAACGGAAAATCAGTGCCGCCTATGTTCTGGAATGCCTCGATGGTTTCAGAACCGCCAATAAAGAGTTGGTTGCGGTGAACCAGGGGCGCAACAATATCGTCCGGGTCTGCCTCCGCGCTGCCAAAATCAAGCGCATTGTAGCTGGTCCCATCATTAAGAGCCGAAACGATGAATTTTTTGCTGTCGGTGGTGCAGACAAAATAGCCGTCAATATAAACCGCATACTGAGGGTTTCCGTTGGCCGTAAAGTCTGCATCCGTGATTTCAACAAGACCGCCCGCCACGGTGTAAATGTAGCCCGTGCCGCCTGGAACCAGAATCATCAACTGCGTGCCGTTATCGGTCATGCTAACCCGGCCTGTGCCGGATATTGCACCAATCAAGGTGGTGGAGAAGGTTTCGGTTGTTCCTGAAACCGTCCGATCAAGGCGAAATAACCGCTCGCCCTGCACAAAATAGGGAATACCGTTCATAACGTGCGAGCCGCGATTGGCAAAACTGCGCCCGCCAACCGTTGCCAACTGAGACAGCCCTGGAGTGCCAAACAGCACTTCGCTCGCCAACCCAGACTTAACAGGGTTCACGTACCAATTAGCACAGCCCTGGGCTGAGACAGGCAAAGAGCGGCTAACATAGAAGCCGTTGGTTAGGGGGAGGTCTACGTAGGTCATACAACCCTAAAAATTGCATCTGTCACGGTGATGTTGTCGGTGCCGTCCTCATTGGTGACGTAAATCTCAATATAATCATTCTGAGAAAGAGAAAGTTTGTAGGGAAGTGTTAGGTTCGCCTTTAGCGTATCGCTGCACGTTGCAAGCACCTCAGACGCTGCAACCGTCGCCCCGTTCTTATATATCCGCGCCGTTACATCAATCTCACCTGTTCCAACGGCCCTGAGGATTGTTACTGATGCATCAATCGTGGCAACGTAGTCATCTGCTCCGGTATAGGTCAGCCGCCCACCTGTGGACGGGGTGAAAGTATCAGCAGCCCCTACCACCCAAGTCCCAGCAGCCAAAACAGGCGTCCCTGCTACTGAAATGGTTGTGGCCGTGGTGTTGCCCTGCATGGTGGTTATGCCGTAGGGAAATGGCCCCGTGTTGGTGATTGTGATGATGTTGGATGCCTTGGCAACCGAGATGCCCGCACCGCCCCTCAGTGAGGCAATTATGGGCGATGCAACCGTGAAATCATCACAAAGCGCTGTATAGGATGCCTCTTGGGTGAAATTGACTTTAACCTCAATGCCATCATCACCACTTACTGAACAGGTGATGCCTGCCCCGTCCTCAAGACCTCTGATTTCATAAGCAGAACCGGAGCCTGTGAGAATGTCAGTCCTGCCAGATGCACCAACCGCTGTCAGTGAACCTGTGGCCCCCATCTCTGTAATAAAATTGGCCTTGGTGATTTTGTAGTTAGTCGAACCAGAGACAAAATCCAGCGTTGCCCCTGCCGGTACGGTAGTTACAACGGGGAAATTAGACTTTTTGCGGCCTTGTGCTGAAATAGTCATGCTGACGAAACCGATGCTGTGTTGTCTTCCAGACCAATAGCCCCGGTGGTTTCGGCAAGGATTTCGGCCTCAGAGGCCCCGGAGTAGTAATGACTGGTTGAGTATGTGTCTGAATCTTCATTGCCGCTGCCCTGGGGAAGCGTGGACGGGTAAGATGTGGCGCTGATGGTTTGACCAATCAGACGCATTACCTTCATGCCTTCCTGTGCGGCCTTCGCTAAACCGGGCGTAACGACCCCGTTGTAGTCAGGTGCAACCTCAATCGCCATGTTGGCAATGATGCCGCGCAACGCGCCTGTCGGCACAGTGACGGTATCTCCCAGGCTACTCACTTCAGTAAAGCCCAGGGTAACCCCCTCGGCATCCAGGGCGAGCATGTAGTTATTCAACGCAAACATGAAGTCCTCATACTCATCGGCTTCCAGAGGAGCTTCAGAGGCTTGGACTAAAATGCGTTTCAGTGAAGCGTTAGCAACCTGGGAGACTGTCGCCATGTCTAGTCAGACTTTTTGGCTGTCTTTTTTGCCGGGGCCGGTTTGCTTTTTTTGGGTTCCCACCCGGCCTTTGCGGCAAGTTTAACGCTTTCAACGCTTGAACTTGTGGTGATTGTTGACCCGCTTGGACGGGTCCATGTGATTGTGTCTGGCATACATACCTCAAACTAGAAAAGGGGAACCGGGGGCACGTGGCCCCCGGCTTTGTCAGTCTTAGGTGTAGCCGTAACTCTGACCCGCAAAGAACGGATTGAGCGTGGCGTATGCCGGTCGGAAGTCAAACCGGACAAGCTGCTTGTTCTCAAGGAAGCTGGTCCCCTTCGAGACACGGAATTGCAGACCGTCTTCAGTAGTCGCAATGGTGTCCGTGGAGTTCAGCTTCTTCATGGGTACAGAGCCGATGGCGAACGCCTGTGGATGCCAGAACAAGTTGGGTTGAATGGTCGTGTTCTGAGCACCGCCAAAGGTAATGACATCACCCGAAACAACCGCTGCAGAGGTGGTGTTGTACGCCCCGGCTGATTCAAAGATGGCAGGACCGGCGATAGTGATTGTTGCTTCACCGGAGCCGTTGGCCGTAGCTGCCTCGGTGACAACACCCGTAAACGTAACCGCTGTGCCTGTCTCGTCAAGGATGGTCTGACGGGTTGACAGATTGAGGCGATTGCGGGCGATAGTAACGGGTTGGCCTGCCGGGATGGCAAGGCTTGCCGTAATACCGGAAACCGCGATGGTCTGCGTGAAGGTGTCTTTTGCCGTCACATAGGTCACATCTGGGTTTGAAGCCACTACACCGGCAAAGTCTGCGCCGGAGCCTGTGGTGTAGCTTGACAGCGTTGTGGCGGTCATCACGTCAAAACCAGCAAAGTTGCGGGTGATAACGGCCCGCTCGTGGGCTGACCCAACAAGACTGTCAGGGCCAGACGAAAGCGAGCGTTGATTGCTTGCCAAGCTGCGTTGGGTCCACGGATTCACCGCATAACACCATGCGGCATCCATCGGCACACCAACAGATTGCATTAATGCACCGGCCTCGGCAACGTGGTCCCAGGTGGAGACGCCTTGACCGACTGAACCGGCAACAAGGTTGCAGTTCTTCATCATGTAATCGGCAAAATCCACCTCAAGGTCTGTCTTGATGCGGGTCGCCATGGGCGCAAGCAACTGGTCGAGTTGGTCCATTTTGATGGCTTCATCGGCTTCATTGTAATTCACATGAGCCGTGAAGTAGTTCTGAACCGTACCCGTTGCCTTACCTGTGATGATGTCGGATGCGGAGTTTGAGGATATGTCACCGGCAGCGGTACGGACTGACGTGTAATCAGTAGGCCGCTTAAAATCTACGTTCGAGCCGGTCGATGGGTCGAATTTACCCTTTAGGAGTTGAGTGTTTACGTTCTTGGAAAGGACGCGTTCGCTGTCGAATTTCTCCAAGAACACGCGAGCAAGTTTTCGTGTGAAGTTGGAATCAAAGTTGTTAGCCATGTTGAGCCTCTATTCATAGGTGGCTCCCTTTGGCCCGCGTTCTGTTGGTGGTGAACCACCGCCGTCCAGAACATCAGGCGGGTCGGGGGCCTGGGTTCTAGTCCTAGCAGGTGCGAGATTTGGCTTAATAGAAACCGCAATGTGATGGCCCAACTCAATCGGGCTAAGACCTTGCAACTCCTCTAGGGCGACCGGATTCCGTGCTAAATATGTGGTTAGCAACGGGCCTTGATCGTCCTTCAGGATGAATTGGGTTAGATCATCGCTGATCCCGTATTGCGCCAATGCGTTAGCGGAGTTTTGCAGATCATTGGAGTCAATCCCCATTTTCTCTGCTCGTTCCGCATACGTGGTAGCACGTTTGACCAATTCAGCCTGTTGAGCCTCCTGCCGCATCCGTATGGCGTTGGCTTCCTGCTCTTGCAGGGTTTGTTGCCTGGCGTCATACGCTGCCTGCTCTTTAATCGCCTTATCCCGTTCCAACACCTTCTTGTCATAGTCGGCATCGTAGGGGTCCGGCATTTGAGGAATTTGGGGACGTTGCTCTTGCGGTAGTTTAGCGCGGAGATCGGCAAGTTCTTTCTCTGCCGCTTGAAGTTTGCGCTCCGCCTCCCTCTGCTTGAAGGTCTTCTCACCAATTACCTTATTGAAGACCTCCTGTTGCTCAGGAGTGAACTCGGTCTTTTTTTCCTCGGGTTCGCTATCCGGTGCTGATTCGGACGATTCGGCGGGTTCGGCTTCTTCTTCGGCTTCAGGCTCTGTGCCTTCTGCCTCTAAAGGTTCAGCCTCATCCGCTGGCAGCGGTTGGGAACTGTCTTCCACTTTTAGCCCTTTGAAGGTTTAGAGGCCGCGACAACATCGCGTGGCATTAGAATGAATAAAGAAGACCGCTTTGTCAATAATTGTGTGACTATTTCGGCACACCTGTTGCCACAAAGCCAATCTACATTAAAAGGAGAAAAGCGGCCTCATCGTCTAGCATTTGCTGGCGTATTCTCTGCCGTTCCTGCTCTGCAAGGCGTGACTGTTCCTGTTTTTGGTCTGCTCGGGCCTGCCGTCTTTCCTCGTATTGGGCTGCTAAATCGTCAAAAACCAGCGTTGACGCAATGGGCTTGGGTGGTTCTGGTATGGGTAGAGGCAACGCCTCAAAAGACCGTATTGTGATGGGTTTTGGCGTCTTTTTGGCTGGTTTGGCTACAACTGCCGGGGCTGGTTCTTCCTCAATCCCAGGAATAGGGGGCAAATCAAGGACATCTACCCGCTGTGCGCCGTATCGCGGAACCCTAAGCCTGCCCCTTTTGCGGTTGCTTGACCCACCGCTGCCGCCCGTTTCCGGGTCAGGTGGGGTTGCATCGGCAATCGTTCCCCAGGCATTGCCCCAAGCCTGCCCCCAAGCCTGCCCCCAGGCGGAGGCCATTAGACCGGGTTAAACGGCGTTGAGTCTTGACCGTCGCCTGTTATCTCAATCTCATTAACGTGCGTTATGTTGGCATCCACTTTACCGGACACTGTAAATGTCAAATCGTCCGTCTTGGCCTTAACCGCATCAACCACCGTATCAACCGTGGTTACGTTGCTGGCAATGTTGTTCAGTGTCGTATTTTGCTCACTCGTCAAACCAGAGCCAGAACTTGTGGCGATTTGCTTAGGCGAGGCGTTAAACATGGTTTGACCGTTACCAAGCGGGTTAGAATCGTCCTTCATGTTGAAATGGAAGCCCGTGTCGGTCCACTCAATGTTCCGGTTGGCCGTCGTGTAGTTCACATTCTCCATGATGAAATTAGAGAACGTGTCCGTATCAAAGACCACGCTTGTTGCGTCCTCGACAATCAAACACTTATGCAGGTTTGCAATGCCGTCGCTTGTTGCCTGGACACTCAGCATGAAATAGAAAAACTCTTTACGACTGATCTGCGTAGAAAGGCTATCAACCTCAAAGAACGGGTCAGACGTGTAATCAATGCTAAAGTCCGCATGGGCGCTTGATATGCCCCATGTGACCGCCTCGCTGATTGTGTCGGGTACGTTCCCCGTCCAATCTATATCACCGCCCCCTGTCGGCACTGTAGCCACCCAGGGACCGCCTAACCTCACGTCCGTACCATTCACATAGGCCGTTGTCAGAGTGAGCGTCCTACCGGCAGTCAACGTGGTGTCAGCGAAGTTAAAGCCCGTTCCTCCACTTATGGTCGTGTTGTAGATTTGTCCATCAACGCTATCAACAATGCGGTATCGCGTGCCGTTGGGGAAGTTGGTCCCGTCCGTCAGCTTTAAGTCCCAACTGTCAGCATTAGAAACAACCACCGAAGCACCATTGGGCGCGGATACGTCAGAGCTATCAACTAGACCCGTTACACCGGCCCCAACATTGATCGTGACCGTGCCGCTGGTCCCGCTGACCAAAATGCATTTGGTAGCCCCGGTGAAGTCGTGGTTCTCAATCGTGACCGTCCCCGTGGATGTACCGTTGGCAATCTCCAACAGATTGTCCGCAGCCGTGTCTGTCGAGTAAGTGTTGTTCCCCGTAAGAGTGACACCAAGGGTGTCTATCTTTGTCAGTGTTGTTCCAGACCGTGGGTTCTTAAATGTTGTATTAGTGACTGTCTGCCCATCCAGATCAATCTGAGAACAGCCGACAAAAGTCAATAAATTGTAGTCTACAAAGGCTCTGAGCGTGACCGTCCGGTTGATCACCGTCAGGCCCGAGAAGTCATAAGTCGCACTAGATGAAGCACTAGAGTCAACCTGCCACGTCGTAGACCGGTCGCTGCTTACAATCGAGTTGCGATGTTTAACCGTGCTCCCAGCAGAGGCCTTATAATTAATACCAATACTGTCTGCGGGTCTATGGTCAAAAACCTTAGTCCCCGTCGTATCATAAACCGTCTTCTGGTGCAGAGAGTGGTTCTCAACATCAACGTAAATATCGTCTGAGTTGTTCCCAAAAACAATGTCAAACGGGGTCGTGATCTGCTGCCCGTCTCCGGCGTTTAGGTTCATGCCTTCGCCGTCTAGTAAATAATTACCTAATGCATCCCCATCTAATGGGTTCCCAGACGTTCCTCCTAATATCGGATAGGTGCCGGGTATCAGCCAGTTATCCCAATAGGTCAGATAATTAATATTGTTTGAGCCGTCGTCCGCTTTAGAGTTGTACACAGAACCAAAAAGAATGCCACGGACATATTGTTCATCAAACCCCGCGTCTTCTCCTACCGCTCTGCCATCCCCATCAGACGGGTCAATAATGCAGTAAACGTCCTGCTCACCCATGCCAAGAAAGTAATCCTGACCACCAATATCATACCAGCGGCAGTTGCCGTCCTTGTCGCTTAACCCCAAGACCATCCCATGGTCTGCCGTGTTCTTATATACGTCGTTCCTCTGCGTCACGATATAGCGCGTAATAAGAAACTCGGTCCGCATATCCCGTGCAGAACCTAGGTCATGCACACGCCCGACAATCACATTCGCTGCGTGCCTTTCTACTCCGTCTGAGTGCTGGATATACGGGAGCGCTCGCTTGGCCATCACAGTGGTGTTGTAGTACGTTTCCCGATAATCCTGTGCTATTCCAGCAAAGTTTAGACTGTGCAGCTTGTGAGTCCCTGCCGCACCGTCCGCCGTGAGGGTTTCCAGTGTCGTAAATAGGTTGTTTTCCCCAGCCCCATAAACTTCAACCGTGTTGGCATCGTAATACTTGAGCGTGACCCTCCGCCCGTCCGTCATCACGGCTGTACCGGCCCCGTTCTGATCGTATTCGTAAGCCGCTGGTTCACCAGAAACAATAGGGTGACTGGTCCACGTAATCCGGCTGTTTGCCGTGTCTACATCCCCACCTGAGCCGGTGCTACTCCCTGTGAACGAGAGAGTTGTATCCGGTGTGGTGACACCATAAGCCTGGTTATCCTTATCCAGCCAAGGCCGAGTTGGTGATGCGCTCGGGTGGTTTTCATTAAAGTCTTTCCACGCCGAATAGACTGGCTGTAGTAAAATCTCTGAATGTGTCTCACCGGTCCCAGGGTCAGTGTAGATCGGTGGGGGAACGGGGTTCCCTGTGTCTGCCTCTTTAATGCAGAGCATCCACCCACCGATATTTATATTAGTGCCATCTGGAACCCCAGCATTTGCGTTGATACTAGGGAGCGCCCCTGCGGCCGGAATGTAGCCATAGATAGGCAGGTTTGCGCCTCCACTTCCCCGGAACTTGCTATAAAGCGGAGTGTAAAAAGGGTCGTTTAATATAGGCGTCTGGGTGGTCGATTTCGTATAGAGGCACCCAAGCACAAAAATATTATTGACGGTGGTATCAGAACCAGGAGACGTGTCTATGCTATCGCCTGTGTCGTAGAAATACCGGATTGCCCCGTCCATCGCAGAGGCCGTTACGTTAGCGTCCGCAATCGCAGCAACAAACCCCCCAATCCCATCACGTTCATTCGTGGCTGTAATGGTCATATTCAAGTCTGAGGGTGTAGCGGGCGCGTCATCAAAGTAATAATGGCCGTCAAACCGTCCGCTTAATGTAGACCCGAAATCCCCACCATCCACGGCCCAGGAGCCGTCATGCGACCATGGCCTGCAAGACCCACTGCCGTTGTTCGTGCCCATAACCACGGCAATCACTAGGTCGCCTGTCTGTGTTTCGTCCGGCACAGCAACAGCAACGCTTGTGCCTGAGTTATCAATAGGTCTTAGGCCACGCAACCACGCCATTATTCAGCGTCCTTGTACTGCCAAACCTTCACGCCATCCACACGCTTAAACACGCATGAGCGTTGAGTCGCTGTCTCTGGGTCGCCTGTGTTGTAGTTCCAAAGATGGTCACCAAAGCCTAACCGGCGATAACCACCTTCCGCCTTCTGTTCGGCTGTCAGGTCATCATATCTGAATGAATTAGAGGCGGTCCATGTGGTCATTAGTTCATCATACCGTCAGGGGGAACGACTTGACTTCCGATAATCCGGCCTGTCTCTGGGTCTACGATTGCCGCACGGTCTGCCATTGCTGCCTGTGCAACCCCGTCAATAGCCATGGCTATCTGACCAACCACAGCGTCTATATCAATCTGGGGTTCAGGTGCTTCCGTTGGCTCATTGGCTTTTTTCATAGCCTCCAACGTGATTTTTGTTTGCGCATCTGCAACCAACTTCATGCGGGTTAGCGCTGTTTCGTGCTGCATTTTCATTTGCTCGATAGCAACTGTATCGTCTTGCTTTTCGTCAGCTTGCTCCAGCTTGCGCTGTGCCATTTGAAGTTCAAGGGCCTTCACGTTCAGGGATGATTCGGACTCCTTGACCTTGTTCTGAGCGATGGTCATTTCAGCCTGGGCCTTACCCATCTCAGCCTGGGCTATAACCTCGGCAGGGCCGTCTTGCTTGGGCTGACTTGCTGCTTGCTGCTGGATGGCCCTTTCCTCATCCGTTAATTGGGCCGGTGGTATCATTCCGGCACTGAATAGCTGCTGGCGTTTACGCTCGGCAATCAAATCCATTCCGGGGGCGTTCATGTTCTGGAAAAGGATGTCCCCGCTGGTTTGCAAAGTAGACGGGTCATATTGCGCCATTTCCATAATGGTCGAAACAGTCTCCTGCATACGGTTTTGGAAGGCGGGACCGGCAGAACAAGTTACATCATATTTCCCTTTAGACAGGTCATTGACCACAACCTGCCTGCCGGTCTGCTGGTCAATCACAACCTGATTGACGGCAGCGATATCAAACGACCCGTCCTCTTTGAGAATCCGTATCTTGCGAGCCGTGTCATAAACCTTGGGGATAGCGTCAATGATAATCCGGGCGGTATGACAAATCGCAATCTCTTGGGCCTTGAAATATTTGATGGTTCCCGTATCACCCTTATTCTGTAAGCGCTCAATGGCAATGCCGGATTGAAGGCCCGGATTATCGCCCATATTCGCGGCAAACATTCCAGCCGTTTGACCCATCAACTGCCGCATGGATTCAGAGATTGTGCGAAGGCCGGGGTTGACCTGTGCTCCACCATTCTGTTGCGGCGCTCCGGGCGCTTCCGGGTCGGCATTGTAAAACTGCACCGGGTCAGAATTGGTGTTCATGCTTTTCAGTTTGTTCTCATGGCCTAATGCCTGCTTAGGCGTCATCCAGTACTTAGCGCGGGGTGCCAGTGCGCCTTCCTCGATCTCCCTGCTCATGGAGTAATTCATCACTCGTTGCGGGTCGATTAGCTTCTGAACCACACCACGATAAACAGTCTTTTCCTCGATAACCTTAAAATTGCCGTAGGTAGGAATGACCGGGATATACGAAAACACGGTTTTTTGTGGCTTGGTCAGAAAGTCTTCACCATCAAACAGACGGCTGTATACGCATGGCTTCTTACGCTTACGGGTCTTCTCAACGGTGATGCCCTGCGCGGCAAGCTCATCCAATACGCTTTTGCTATCATCGTTCAGCTCTATGACCTCGCCATTGCTCATCAAGGCAAGTTCGCGTTCCTCCATCTTTACGTAATAGATTTGCCCGATGGTAATGGTGTCTGCCTTGTTGTAATAGGCTGACTTGGTGCGGTCACTGGACACACCTTGCCCTGAACCGTCAGGAAAGCGCTCCTCATAGTCTTCCTTGGGAATAGCCTGAAGAACAAAGCAATACCGGGAATCAGAGCGGTCCCGGGTCTGTGACCCAATATCAAACCAGACCCGTTCGGTGAAGTTATAGATAGGCTTGATAATCAGGTCTTGGTCAAAGGAATCCCCGTCTACAAACTCCTGAACCACCCGCCAACCGTCAAGGCCTGAGCAAACCATGTTGCGGGCTGCGTGGGTATAAACTGCCGATGCGTTGGATATGGTTTCAATGTTGCGAACGATGCCATCCAGAACCCTGGCGGTTTCTTTGGTGCTGTCTCCACCGGCAGGTTTGATCTTGATATCAAAGTCAGCCTGTTCAATCTCACCGGCAACCTGGTCAACAATCGGGCCGGTCATGTCAAAGGTGTAACGCGGCTTTCCGTTGTTAGCATCCCACCATTCCGGCTCCCACTGCCCGTCTATCTTTTCTACGAACCACTGCGCCTCAAGGGCGCGGGTGCGGTTGTCCTGGTCTGCGTCTTGGCAGTCCGTCAAAAGTTTCAAAACTGCGTCATGGTCTGTGTAGTTGGGCATTATGTTCCCCATCCATCAAATTCAATGGGTTGGAAGTCTTGTGGCCCCGATGGCGGGGTGAACATTGTCATCATAACCGCATCGCTCATGTTGGGCGACGGGATGCCAGCCTTCTTCATGTCAATCTTAGACATGATCTGTTCAAGCCCATTACCGTCAGGCTTGCGCGGGATGCGGCAGATTTCCGACCGTAAAGAAATCATGTCATCAATTCCCGCAGATTCCAAAGATATCATATCGGATGGGTCGTGATAAGTACCCTTTACAACGAAGTCATGGGTTGCTTTGAAGCGGTCAGCCAAGGCGATGTAATACTGAGCGCGGTTGTTCTTAAACGTGTCAGCATAAGTCTTTTGCTTGGCGTGGTTATCCCCAACCGTAGGCATATAAACCTTTTTGGCGTTGTCCTGGCCATTGCCGGATAAGCTGCCTCTGAACATATGGTATCGGGTTCTTGTACCCTCAAAGGCCAGGGAAACCTGACGTTTTAGGCCCGTCCCCATGCCATCACCATCCCAGACAAACCAATCAGCGTCCGCCTTTCGGGTTTCCCCCGTAGCCCAATCGCAGACCTCATCAATAACACCGTGGTCCATTTCAGAGACACGCTTGATGATTGAACCATGCCTGACAGCAAGCCCGCCTGCGTCCTCGCCATCATCAAAGGGGTCATGTGCTACAATAACCGGGCCATGTGGCTCAAATAGCTTGGTGGTCCGTTCGTCCAGTAAATGGGCGTCAATCGCAGCGTCGAACCATTCCGGCTTGATGATTGAGCCTTCTACGCTGTCATTGAAAGACCCTTCCCAAATCCAGTCATATTCCTGTCTTGGGCGGTTTTCATAGTCCCAGAGGCGCAAACGTTCCTGTTCCTCATTCCACCAAGGATTATCCCGCCAATTAACCTTGATAATCAGGTGAAGCTCATCCTCATAATATCCATCCTGGTCTAGTTCTTTCAGGTATGGCGTAATGAAGCGCTGGCTGAAGGGGTCACCGCTGCTTTGTGGGTTGGCACTAAACCAGCATTCTGCGCCTGGATTCCGGATAATGGTAGGCAATAGCTTGTCCAGGCTATTCTTTGACGCTCTGTGTGCTTCCTCAAACCATGAATATTTATAGCCCTGGGCGGATTGTATGTTATCAGGATTGCGGGCCGCGCCTCTATAGACTGTTCTCGCCCCTGTCGGAGCAACCACCTTGTTTTCCATAACATCCCAACCCTCTAGTTTGAGGCGTTGGTTTATACTGTCATCGAAGACCCTGTGTACTGAATCAAGAACAGTCTCCTGGAACTCACGCAGGCAGTAGATGTCTGCCGCTTCTGTCGCCATTTTCATTGTGAAGATGTCACCAAAGCCTATGGATTTGCCTGACCCACGGCCACCAACAGCAACCTTGATCGGTTTAGGCTTGGTTAGAAAAGGCTCTAGCTTACGGTTTACTTGGAGGTGTGGCATTCAGGAACTCAACCGTCCAGTTTCCCTCAATCTTTCCGCCGTTCGGGCCTGATAGTTCTGTCTGTGTCTTATCACCCCATTTACGGGGAGCCATTCTGGCTGCTTTCCATTTCCTAGCGTCAATCTGCAAGCGGGCCTTATTTGGGTCGTCCGTCGTGTCGGCAATCTCTATCATCTCATCAGCATAGAAATCCGCCTGTTCTTCCCTCGCCCGCGTGTATTGGCCAAGAAAATCATCGTTATCCTTTAACCACGCTCTGACAGTTTCCCTTGATGGCATATCACAAGTGTATTTGTCATCATCACAAATTGCTCTTAGACTTAACCCTTCTGCAAGTAATTTGCATATGCGGTTAGCAATCTCTGGGGTGTATTTAGTGGGGCGACCTCTGCGAGCCATTTAGGGATAGTTCTCCATCCCTGGCGGTGGCGCTACCTGCCGTTCTCTTTGAATGTCATTAAGCCTTTGATTTTCCATGGCCATGTAAACTGTCTCCGCAAGCTGTTGGCCTGAGCAATCTTTAGTCTTGGCGTTATAGGCAACCACTGTATTTACGGCCTCTGCCATTTTTGGAGTGATTTTCATAATTATACACCTTTTTCTGTTTTCGCCCATCTTTTGTTCATCTCAGGGTCAGCATGCAGACCATAAGCTGCGGCGAGGCTAGGCAACATACCATCCCCGTAAACCGTCATATTGATCGGCTCCCATGTCCCCTGGTCCAGATAGAGGAATATCTGCTTTAGCATGTCCTCGAAGTTCTCTACCTGCTTGGCCATGTGCTCGTTGGTGTAGAACTCTTGGATATGGCCGTTCATTTCCAGGGTAGCCGGACCTTCAGCGGCATCCTTTGGGTGTTCTTTGTCATAGGCGTATAAACTGCCGTCTTTCATGCTTGAGTCGAAACCAATCAAGTGGAAGTCTCTGAATCCAAGCTCATAAGCGCAATAGATAGCCCTTAATCCGCCTGTATTCCCCCCTCCATTAATGACCCATTCTCTGTCCGGGTAATTCTCCCGCATCCAATCAAGAGGGAAGTTGTCACCATGCCGGTTGTCTGAGGCTATCCAATGATAGCGTTTGGTGTGCTCTACGGATTTCCATGTGTCCGGGTGACATTGAGTTGCAAGAAAAACCCTCGTTTCCGGCGTAGCCAGTTTAACATAGTCCGCGACGTGTTGCAGCGGGTCCAACAATACCACAGCCCATGGGTCGAAGTTACGTTTAATCAGGTAATCGTAGGTTTTATTCGTGCAGAGGATTTTATGCCCTCTTTTTTTTGAGAGTTTCCGCAGCGTTCCCATGTGATCTGCAAGCGATGGCCCACCCCCAACAATTATAGCCGTCTCTCCATGGCATACGTTTTTGAGAGACTTCAATGAAGGTATATCCGAATCCATAATGTTTCGAGTGCGGTCTAATATCTCCGCTTTAGTGATACGGGTTTTCTTGATGGCCGGGGCTGTTGGGGGGATATGGTCTGTGATGTTGTCAGATGTCAGCGTTGTAAAGCTGCTATCCGCCCACTTTAGGCACTGATTAGGCAACGCCCATGGATGCTGCCCGCCATATTGACCATAGGCAAAAACGTAGTTTTCTGGGCTAAATACCCCACGGGTGGAATCAAACAGAGAATAAGGGGCGTTTGAGTAGAACAACCCAGCGCATGGACCGTTGGCGCTGCAATAATTCATCTCCGCCTGTTCATACAGCGCAAACCTCAAGCGAATATCGTAGGCCGCTGGCAGGTAGGCTTTCCAGTCGTATTTTTGCCATTCTCCGGGGTCTTCCTGGTCTGGGATAACCAGCACCGTCTTACCCTGGGATTTTAGGTGTTGGTGGAATTTATACCACTCATCCAGGTCCACATTGCGTTCTGGGAAGTGCCGGCTTGTTCTTAGGGTTAAGGTAACATCACAAGGCGGGGTGATTTCCTCGGCAAAGGCAGGGGCTTTGAAGCACAGCGGGTCAGCACCTTGCTCATATAGCGGAACCACATCTTTCGGCAGGTATGGAACTTCCCCGGTGTCATGGTATTGAGCCGGGAAATCATAAACAGAAGGCCGCTCTCTGGTAATGTGGACGGATTGAATGCTGGGTAGTAGTTTTGTGCTTTCCAACAATATTCCGTAAATCCGCCATTCCTTTTCTGCGTCTGATGTCTCCATGTCTCGCGCTGACCATTGGCGATATTCCCCTGCCACAATGTAAAGGTCTATCCCATCATGGCCCATTAACTGCCGGGTGCAGTCCGCAACAGCTAAAAAACTCAGGAAATCAAATGTAACCGGGGCGTGTTTCAGGTCATAGACTGCAATCATTCCTTTGACCGACTCCACCCCGTTGTGCCCTTCCGCACCGCCCCCATTTTCTGGGCCTTGTCGGCAAGCTCGCTGGCAATCCGGGTGATGTCCTCCTCAGAAATGTGGTTTTTGTTGCTGAAAATCACTTCCAGACGCAGCTTTACGGTTGGTAATTCAGGCATTCTTACCCACCCCCAAACAGCGCCGGGATACCATAAAACACAAGCAGGCCAGCAATAACTGCGGTTAGTATAAAAGCTATGGCGTGGGGGCCTTTAGGCTCAGCGCTTTTCAAGTCGTTCCAGTTAGTCATTGTCCGTTCCTAAAAGCACGTTGATCTCCGCGTCTGTCATTTCCTTTCCACGCCTCCTACCCACCATTCTGATGTTGCGGCGAATTCGAATACGCTCTACCAAACGAGCTTGCTTCTCTGCTTCCACAATCAATATATCCATAACCCCGAATTTTTGGGTTCTGGAACGGCGGAACACCTGCCAGACCATTCTTAGCCAGCCTTGGGAAATCACAACAGACATAACTCCAAGAATAAACCCACCCATAGCATCACCCATGAGTTACCTCATAATGTATGAAAGTTGGTAATTCAGGCATTTTGCCGTCCTGATAGCGTCTCACTAATCACAAACCCCATGCCCCGTAATTTAGGCCCGTATTGCTGTTCAACGTATTTCCGCCTGAACTCCGTCGCATAAGTGATGGTCTTATCCAGAATGTGAGCCTCTTTAAACCACAAATTATAGTCGGTTGAGCCGAAGGCTGCGAATAATTCCTGCCGATCAGGCGCGGCCGGGGCCTCTTGCTCCTGTGGAGCCGGAACCTCGCCCGGTGGGTAATCTTCCCAGCGGCGTTGATTCAGGTATGTGGTGCATTGACAGACGAAAGGCGTTCCCAATCGGTCCCCAAGGCTGTTTTTATAGCCCTCCAGGCTATCTATGATAACCTCCGGGGGTGCAACCTTGATTGCTTTGAGCCAAGCCTTGTAGGACGGGAATTTAGGGTTTGATGGCCTCTGACTATCGCCGGGTTTATGCCGTTTTGGGTATTCAAGCCAGAAGCGTTCAAAGTCTTTGGTGTATTCAGTCATTTGTCTGTCTCCAATGCTGTGCGGATTGCGGGGGCTGGTCCCTTCATGTGTGCTCCGCAATCATTGCACCAAGTACCTGTTTTATTAGTTGTCCAGTTAGGTGGCTCTTGCGGTTCACCAACCGCGTTGACTGCCTGCTTTAGGCTTTCCTCCGCAAGAGTATCATCAATCAAGTCAACCATTTCCTGATGGCGGCGTGCCTTCGCATTCCCGCTCATGGTTTGTTTTGCACTATGCAAAACAACATATTCGGCGAACCGATCACGGCAGAGTTTCAATGTATTGAGGGCGTTTAACGGCGCAGGCGTCTTGCTTGTGTCAGTCATTCTCAATCCCTTTCAGTTTTTAGTCGCAATGAGCCACTTTCCCCCTTGGTAATACCCCGTAGGTTAAACCAAGGCCCCGACCAAGGGATTACTGGTACTCGTATCTTCCCGCTATCGTTCTTTTAGGTCCCGATAGCACCCAGCAAGGGGTCAATCCTGCCAAGCCCTTAGACCTCTTACCTCAAAAGCCCCAAATTTGGGCTACCAAGGGCGCGGGATACAGTGGCACGCATTGCCCGCGATTGAGTGGAATTTTGCTATTCAGCCGGGATTCCGTACACCGTGGGCGAATCTTTGGGGAAAATACCGCCACAAACCCTTTTTTTGGTTGTGTAGGCGGTTTGGCTTCATTAAGTTATTTGAAGCGCGGTTGCCCGTTACAACCGTTTTGAGGGTCGGACCTTGTAGTAGGGGTCCGGCTCTCACTCTTTTAGAATACGCCTTACGGCGATTTAGTCAACGGTATCATAGTACCTTTAGACCCAACCCATGTTGGAGCCGTTGGTTTTGGCTTCCGCTGTAGGCTGGCAACGTGTCACACGCCCATCGGACTTGCTCGGGGTTACATTCTCACCTGAGAAGTCCGGCCACTTTTCATTGATAACCTTGGGCGGTTTCTGTGGTGGCACCCGATGCTCTGCCTGAAACTTTTGTTGCAAAGACCGGGGCTTAAACTCATAGCCAATAGCATCGGCTATTTGCTGCCAAGTCATGCCTTTAAGGTACAAACCAGCTACCTTGTCCCAATCATAGTCTTTCTTTGGGTTAGCCATTAAGCCGCCCTCCGTTTTGTGTTGTGTGATGTGTCGTGAATCAAATGATTAATCCAAAACGCATTCATGCCTAAAAAAGCGGCTATATCAACTTGGCGCTGTTTGTACTGAAACCATGCCTTTTTAATAAACAGTCGCCTCGCCTTAACCGATGATGCGTGCTGTCTGTTCCCCATAATATCCCCAGGACTCACACCAGTATCATCGGCCACTTCTGCTAGGCATATGCATAAGGTCATGTTTGGGGTGAAGGTCATGTGATTACCCACACAGTCTCATCGTTCTTCTTGTGATTTGGCCTTACACACCCAGAGTCACGAATAAATCCCATGTCCCGCAACTCACAGCGCCTTGCCCGAATCGTGTTCTGGTCCTCAGTGAAAAAGGCAAACAATTCACTGTCGGTAGTGCCTGCACCGGCCATGCGTTTGAATTGCTCCAGAACCTTGTGCTGGATTGTTCCCACTTTCGGGGCAATCTTTTTAGCCGCTGCCTTGGATGTCTTGGTTTTGCCGGGGAACGGCCCATCGCCCAAATCGCCCAGGCTGTCAATCCAGTCCAAAGTGCTTTGCATTTGAGCGTAAAGGTTGGTTCCCAGGAATTGAGGGTTTGTCTTTGCCCAATATTCCATTGATCTGCGGATGGCTGCTGTGTCTGGTTTCTGCGTTCTCATTAAACCTAAACTCCAATTGCTTAGATGGTTTTCTTTTAAGGTCGTAATAATATTTAGAAACTGGGGACGAAAACCCTAGCCCTAAAAGCATTAGGTCGCCTCGTAATATTTGCATTGCAATAAGGCGGTAACTTGGAACCCGTCCAGATCGTTCTAACAAAGCGTCCACGCAATCTGGAATATCTTCATAATAGCATCTTGTCTTCCAGACCTTTATATACTCCTCCACCCTTTCTGTAGTGGTCCGCCCATTCTTGAATTGCTCGCCGTGCTTCTTTATTTGCCAGTAATTGTTGCTCATTTGTCAAAAACGCCCAAGCCTTCCGCGTTATGTCCTCTGGACACCGCATATACAAAGAACAGGCGGCATGGCCTATCCATGCTCTTTTGTTAAGTGTGTTGTCCGTTAGCGCATTTTCACAGCTAATCGGCCACCCTTTCACTACGCGCATCATGTAAGACCCGTACAAAGTATGGTTCCCTGTAAACTCTATTGCCCGCCTTAGAAAATCTTTTCTATCAACCACCGTTCCCCACATATTAAAATGGATTTCCTCCCATTTTTCGTAAGGGTGCCACACACGCTTAAACGGAAGCCTCATCTTCTAAAATTGCCTCCTCAAAATCTTCAGCATCCCAACTTTTAGAGAAGTCCTGATTCTGAAAAAGAGCCGCAAGGCCAGTAATTTGCTTTAACCTCAACAACTCATCGGAAGACATTCCAATGTGCTTGCAAATCCACCTATCACCCTTCCCCATTTCCACTAACTCAGCAACAATTGTGCTCATTAGTTCAATGTTGTGAGTGCCCCTTGCTCGGTTGTGGCGAATCGTAGAGGCCATCCTGTCTGACATATCTTTGTTTAAGATAACAACAGGAAGCATTCCATTCTCACGCTCGTTAATGCGCTTACTGTTTTTGAGTGTTAGGTATCTATGAAATCCATCCACGACAACGTATGTGCCATTGTCGAAGTCTCTCACCACCACAACCGGCTGCGTATACCCATCCTCCCAAATAGACGTTTCTAGTAGCTCCATTTCTGGTGGCGCAACGCTGTTAGGGTTGTAGTCATTAGCCGTTACCTTTTCAATTGGCACAGCCCTAACATCATAAACAGGAGATTTGTACCCTGTACGATATGAACCATCTTCCTCGTGAACCTCTGCCCCCCGCAATGGAGGATTGAAAACACAAATCAAAACTGTTGGTTCATGCGCCTCAAAATAGTGTGCATCATAATCATCAAGAACATAAGTTATTCCAGGAGTGATTGTATGCTTTTCCCCTGTTCGAGCGCATTCAAGAGTGCCAATACCGCTGATGCAATAACAGCTTTCAATGTGATCTTTATAATGCCAAAAAGCCCGTTCTCCTGGATATACGGTTGTGTGAGTTAGTGTGTAACCACAACCGTCCTTCTCTAATAAAATCCGATTACTCACGCCCGTGCCAAAAATGACCTTTCGTGATTCTGGCAGATTTTCAACATCAATAATTTTCATGATTTTATCCCACTGTATTTTTTTTGAATTTCCCGTTGCCTCAAAGCCTGCTCTTTAGTCGGCGCAAGCCCCATATATTTGCAAGTGTGATCGTTCTTAAGAATAGTTAGCGCAAATCTTTTCCATGACGTGACAGCGCTATTGTTCCCAGACAGAAAATCAACATGATCAGGCGGTGTTTTTATAACAACTCTTTTAAGAGAATTCCCCCCATGAGGTGTTACGCCGTTAAGTGTAAAGCGCACGCCATGCTTATCAAGTTCTGCAATAACCTCATTTGCTAACCCGCGCCCCTTCCTGCCCCAGAACTTAATGGACTGAATGAAGCGCTGCTTAAAATTTATAGCTGGGCCGGACGGTAATGTGTCTAAGAGGAATTTAACAAACGACTTCCAAGTGTGACCATCCGGCAGCTTAACGCTTTTGTAATCTAGTTGTTTGCCGTAGTGCGCCACAAAGTTTGCGCCCGCAACCCGTGCGCAAAGCCTCGCCCATGTATGCCCATCAATAACCCGGTAAAGATTTAATGATGATTTCCCTTCTGACATAAAGGGGCTTGCGACACGCATTTTTCCTATTGGGACGCCAGCCATATAAAAGGTGTCGTATAGTTTATTGTAGTCCCATCCAAACTTTGCGTTAGCAACCCATATATCACGGGTCCGCCAATCATAAATGGGGTAGCAATTATAAGAATGTTTTGTATTCCTTTTCGTCCATTGCATACCCTTCATCGTTTCTTTGCGCTCGTTCATTATTGCGCGAAAACGGTTCAGACTTTCGTCCGTCCTTATACCAATAAGATTGGCGGTAGGTTTGCCCTGGCTGTACCACTCTGAAAACATATCCCAAAAATGGTCATAGTTCATATTTTCTTCAAACATATCCCCAAAGGGGTGATTGTCTATATTAACCACATAATCCATATCAGGCATTGGGCGGACCCAGCGGTGTTCATCATCAATACCCCAGCATTGCCAATCAACCTCATAAGAAGAAACCGTGCAGGGTAAGGTTATGGGGAGACAGCACCAGTAAATATCGAGATAGTCTCTATTTGCATCCAAAAGCTGGCGCATAAACTCAAGGGAGTATTCATAGTTTGCTTCATTGTCTAGAATCTGAACCCCTATCTTCCGATCAATGGACCGTTCCTTCATGTAGTCCAAAACTAAATTGAGCAAGACTCCACTGTCTTTGCCCCCTGAAAATGACAAATATATGCGCTCAAAAGTTTCAAATATAAAATCAAGTCGCTTTATTGAAGCATCATAAACATTTGTCTCTTTATAAACCCTTTTCATACTACACCCTCTTTCTTCAATACCTCTTTCACGTCATCAACGCTGCGAATGAGATACCAGCTAAAACCCATGGCTTGCAGTGTGTCGCGCCAGTCTTCTTGGTTGTCCTGTAGTTGCCCCTTTTTGCTTTTCAATTCAATGAATATAGGTAACCCTTCAAACCTGAATATCGCCATGTCAGGAAAGCCGGGACGCATACCAAGTTCCTTAAATTTCTCGGTGCTCTTGATTGCTTTCCAACCTGTATAAGGCACATTGTTTGTCACAGCCGTGAAGGTTAGTTTTCTCTGCGCCTCATACGTCAGAAGCAACTCAACCACGTCTTTTTGCAATAGTTCCTCATGCTTGACGGGTTTCTTACGGGTTTTTTTCATCTCACACCCAAAAAGGTGGGGAGGCCGTAGCTATGACCTCCCCGAGTTTAGGGGACGCATAAGATTCAGCGGACGTGGTTCGCGTTGGATGTCCACCACGCGCAGGATTGCCAACAAGATACGGACTGAGGGTACAGAATACCTTGCCGCCGCTGAAAGTGAGTTCGGTAGGTAGGACGCTACCCCTACTTGTGCGGTAGACACGGGATTTAACCGGGACACCCGTGTTTCTAGAAACGAGAAAGT